CCGCGCATCTTGCTCAGCGCCAGCAGATCATGAAGCGTTGATTTTTTGACGGCGGCACCCTTGGTTTCGTAGTCGTGCAGGGCATCGGCCCATTCCTTGATCTTGACGACCAGACGATCTGCGGCGTCGCCTTTTCCCTTCGCTCGCATGTTCGCGATGCTGATGCGGCACAGGTAGATCACCACGCGGTCCAGCTGTATGCACAAAACATTTTGATCCTGGGGGGTACGAGTACCCCCCGTGAGGAAAAAATCGGGCACTTTCAGGTGAGAAACGGCATAAAGATTGACGTGATCTTCCTGTTGGAGCGTCCTTTTTGCGCTTCGCCAATCAGTCCCCGCGAAGTCCGATACGCGTTTAGCCTCCACGTAGTCGGTTCCTTGATAACGGATCACGGGCAGAGTGAGCTCGTGAATGCGAACGATGTCAACGATTTGTGCTGTGGCATTCATGCGCGCTCTCCTTCCAGTGGCAGTTCCGTCTGGGGCTCGGGCGGCACGGTGATGCCCAGTTGCTCGAACATCAGGTCGAGCGCCTGGCTGGCAGCTGCCCGCTTGCGCTGACATGCGATCAGCGAAAGAGATTTACTGGCATTGATCAGCTGGGCAAGGTCGCGGATGGCGCCGGGCTTGGCGGCAAATCCCCGAGATTCATAGGCATCGAGCACCCTTCCCCATTCGATCTTGAGCGCCAGCCAGTGATCGGCGGCGTCTTCCTTGCCCATGCTGCGCATGCGGGCGGTGTTGATGCTCATCATCCAGGCCAGGGACTGGTCTTTGCGGATGCAGAGCAGGTCGGTGTCACGGGAATCGACGCCTGATTTAGTCGCCTTAAGGCGACTAATTTCCGTTGAGGAAGGTTTTTTTTGCTCGCAAAGAAGTGCGATGACCGGCCACGGGATGGTTTTGGTGCCGAACTGGCGCACATTTTCCGGGCTAAAAACCGTGGCTCGGGTCCTTCTCCAATTCAGACACGCCACGTCAGAAAGCGGCCGCAACGGCACATACTCCACATCTTCGTACTTCAGCAGCGGCAGATTGACGCCGTGAAACTCCAGGACGGCGATGAGCTTTGTTTTGCTGGTATTCATGCGTGTTCTCCGGAACAGCTGTTGTTGTGGTTCTGCGCATCGAGGGCGGCCAGCAGTTTCTTGGCGGCTGAGAGCATGGGCTCGATACGCGGGCCAGTCCGGCGCGCAGCTGCTGCGTAAAACGCCTGAGCGCATCGAGCGGCGCGGCTTTGCCGGTGCGCGCCTGCCATTGCTCAAACAGGGTGATAACGCCTTCAATGGCGGAGGCTGCGCACCAGGGCGTGCCTTTCACGTACACGATGGCCGTGCCGTGATCGTCGACCAGCACTGTGCCGGTGGTGAGCACCTGGCTGGCGATGGCCCGGATGGGCTGAATCATGTTCATAGCCCACACGGGTGCTGGAATTGCCAGGGCGCGCTGAAAGGTTTTTCGATGGGTCATGGCTAAGCGCTAAAAAAGCCGACGGCAACGCACAGGCCTGTTGGCCTGCGCCTGCGTAGTGGCATGGGTGTCAGTGGGCGGCTTGCTGCGTGGTGCCCGCCTGAACGGGCATGAGGCTGCGGCGCGCCTCAAGCAGGTTGATGGTGTCCAGGTAGTTGACTAGCGCCTTTGCGCTGACCACCAGGGTGCGACCACTGCGATGGTCGTTAACGAACACCACGTAACTGGTACTGCGATCAACGTCGATGCACACGCTGTGCTTGGCGCTTTCGTACTCGCCGATCGTTTGCGCGGCGAGCGTTTCGGCTGCGTGGGCGCTGATGTCGGCCTGTGAGTGAATGTAGGCCAGAGTTTGCTCAAGTACGCGGGCGCGATCCGGCCCCAGCACCTTGGTCAAGGCGCTGGTGTAGCGCAGGCGTACAAATTCCATGGTGTTGATGCGCAGCTCTTTGTAGGCTTCGGGTGTCATGGCGGGCTTCCTTTTTGAAATGCCGTTACAGCGGCAGGTTGATTTGCCGGGGATCGTCAAGCACTTGCTGGTGACGCCGGCGGTTGACGTGCGGCGACAAGGGCACCATCACGTTGGGGTCGGGATCGGGGGGCAGGTTCAGCGAACGATTGGCTTCAAGCGTGGCCACCCAGGCGTAGTTGCAGTCCAGGTTGCGACAGGTGAAGGTCAGCTCACGCATGGTTCTGGACATTTCCCGGCTGCGACGCACGATGGCGACATGACCGCAGTAGGGACAGGCCATAGAAATCACCATAATCAGGCCAGATCGTCGTCGGGGTTACCTGCCACGGCGCGGATAGCGTCCGCTTCGCTTGCGCCAGATTGCTCGTTCTCGCGGGCAGCACGAATGGCGCGCACGATGATCATGCGGGCCATGGTCGACACTGACCGGTAGTCGGCCTTGGCAAAGCGGCTAAGTTCGGCAAGCTCTTGCGGGTTCAAGCGCAGCCCGACCATGCGTTCGATGCGCTGTGTGGCGGATTGCTTAGCGGTGTGTTTCATGGCGTAATAGGTGCTTAAAGTTGGTGTATGTGTGATTGTGGTGCGGAATTTCTCACCAGTCAATACTTTTAGTGGATTTATTTTCACCTTAATGGCAGAGAGGTGCGGTATGCGTGAAGAAATAGGTGCGCGCTTGCGTGAAGAACGCGAGCGTATGGGGATGTCTCAGACGGCCTTTGCGGGCATTGGCGGCGGATCAAAACGCCAGCAGATCGAGTGGGAGAAAGGCGCATCAACGCCTTCTTCTGAGTTCATGGCCGTGCTGGCCAAGGCTGGGGTCGATGTGCTGTACGTGTTAAGCGGCCGGCGCGAGCCTGATGTGCCGGCAACGCTGGAGCTGTATGCGCAGTGCTGGCTTGCGGTTGATAGTTACCTGCAGCAGGCAGGCAAGCACCTGCCTACTGACAAGAAACACCTGGCGGTTGAGGCGCTGTTTGAGCTGGCCCAGCAAGGTCATAGCGACCTGGACAAACTATCGGCCAACATTCTGAGGCTTGCCGCCTAGGGTTAGTGCCCAGAAAATGTTGTGCGCAAGCGGCAATGTTTGGGTTATGTTTATAAAAATAGTAACTTTATTTTTCAAACCATAACATTGAGCACCCATGAAGGACTTTATTAGCACCCCCACTTACCTTCGCCTTGTCAGCCCTGAAAAAACTGCCGAGAACGATCCGCCTGCCGATCCTGCCACTCTCCTGGCGGGGCTGCTGGCCCAGGCGCAGCCCGCAAGCTCACCCTCGGACCCTTGCCGCTTGTGCCAGCATCGGCCGGTTGAGCAAGTCATCGAGGGCGACGGTAATGTGCAGCTGCTGAGCCGCTCGGCGGCGCGTCAGGTGATTCGAGGCAATGGCAATGTGCAGGCCGATCTGGGCGCATGGCGGCGGTTCGTCAGCCTTCGTCGTCAAGGTCGGTAGTTTCGTCGGCCGCCTCGGCCGTCAGGGTTTCCATTTCGAGCGTACTGATCAACCCAGCGTCTGAAAGCTTGTGCACCACGCGATGCAAGATCCAGTCATTTGTGTTGATGGGCGGCTTCATGTCGGGAAAGCGCATGGGCGTTTGGGGGGCCAGCTGGGGCATGCCTTTGGCCAGCGTATAGCTGAAAGTGGCCAGACCGCGCTGAATGCGCTGCCATTCGGCCCTGGCTTCGCGCAGTGCATCTTCTTCGCTGGCAAAGGTGTCGCGCAGCCGCTTTGCATTGCCTGATTGACCCACCAGCACGCCGCGTCGCTTGGCCCGGTCAGGGTCGTGCCAGTAGGCACGCACGCCGCTGTAGGAATCGCGGTCGGCGATGTGGTAGCGGTGATCGTCGCCCTGAGCACGCACGATGGCGACCGGTTCGATATCAACGCCAGAGCGGGTTCTTGCTTCGTGTGCCGGCACAAACAGCAGATGTCCGGATTTGACGGTGGCCACCGCGTCAAAGCGCTTCCCCAGGCGTCGAACGAAGGCCAGGTCGCTTTCAGTTTGGTCGATGTGCTCGATCAGCGTGTCGGCATCTTTGCCGACGCTGGCCGTCAGGTTGTGCTCGCTGGCGATCGCCTGCAGGACCTGCCCCACTGTTTGCTGATGCCAGCTGCGCTCTTTACGCACCCGCATCGAGGCCAATAGATCAACGCTGCGGGCGGTAAGGCTGAGCGTGTCTGGAGCGCCTCGGTGCTCTACTTCGTCAACAACAAACTGGCCCTTGTCGATCAGGCCCGTGCGCTCCCAGCCAAGAGCAACCGAGAGCTTTGCGCCGCGCGGTGGTATGGCCAACTTGCCATCCAGATCGCTGATCTCGATGGTGAGCTGGTCCAGTTCTTCGGTTCGGCATTCGGTGACCGACAGCTCGATCAGGCGCGGGGCGATGACGCCTGACAGGTCCTGGCCATCGAGCGTAACTTGCCAGATAGGCCGGTTGTAGCCTGGGGCGCTCAAGATCATACAAAGGCCTCGGTCAGACTGCTGGCCAGGGTGCCAAGCATGGCGGCCATGTCGACGCGATCATCATCCACTCGTTTGAGCGACAGGGTGAATTCGATGCGCCGTGGCGCGCCGTCAGCAAAGAACAGCGAGGCAGTTTCGGCCAGGTCGAGAATGACCCAGGCGCCATAGACGCGCCCAGTGCCATCGACCAGCACCCAGGCCTTGCCCGAGTTGCCCATTTCACGCAAGGCATCGAGCGACAGCCGCGTGCCAGCCAGCTGAGGCAGCAGCACGCCCGGCAAGGTAATGGTGTCATCACCCGGGCCAGTGAACTGATGCGCGTCGCGGGCTCCAACGCGCGATGCGCTTGGGTGCTTCCAGGCGGTTTTGCGCTGAAGCTCCTGGTAGACCAGGGTTTCCAGGTTAAACACGAACATGCCAAGAGCCATCATCATGGGGGTCAGTCTCCGTAGTCGTACATGGATGAACGCATGCGCGCTGCTTTCTGGCGATCGCGCCGCTCCAGCTCTGCTCGCACGGCCAGTGCGATTTCGCGCGGGTCTGCGCCAGGCGCAGGCGTGATTTGAATGGTAATGGTGTCGCCCTGTATGACAGCTGGCACCGCCGGCGCGCGGGCAGCCAGGGGCGGGCGCCGATCGATGCGCGGCGCTGGAACACTAAGCTGGCCGAGCGTTTGATGTACGGCTCGCTGCATGCCTATGGCGTCAGGCTGCAAGGCCATGGCTGGCGATGCCAGGCCAATGGCGCCGGCACCGATGGCGCCAGCGGCCAGCTGACGCACGGCCCTGGCCACACTATCCTGCTCGCGCTCGATACCGAGTGCCGCACCCTGGCCCATAAAGCCGCCCATTTGCATGAAGACGCGGCTTGGCGAATTGATTCCAAGCGTTTCCTGAAACCATTTGACCGCGCTGTCAGCGGTATTGATTACAGCGTCTTTGACCGATCCTGCCATGCTTTTGATGCCGTTGGTCAGGCCGTTGATCATATCGGTGCCGAACCCCATAAAGGTGGCGGGCAGCGAGCCAAACCAGGCGAACACGCTGGAGAACACCGATTTGAAGGTATCGAGCGGCGCCCAGTTGTTGATGAACTGCGTTACCGCTGCCACACCCTGGTTGAACAGGGTTTTAATGGTTTCCCAAAGTTCGGAGAAAAAAGCTTTGATCGGCTCCCAGTACTGGTAGATAAGCCAGGCGGCGCCAGCGATCAGACCGATGGCAATGCCGATGGGGTTGGCGAACAGGGCCTTGCCTACGCCCAGCAGCACCGAACCGACCAGGCGCAGCGCCGGTACCAGCGTGCCCCGGAAGACGCCGCCCAGCCATGCCGCCGCTTTGCCTAGCGGATTCAGCAGGCCGCGAAGGCCACCCAGAAGGCCCAGTAGCGAACCGGCGCGGATCCCGATCAGCGACATGGCGTACCGCATGGTGGCAAGGGGCAGCAACACGGCTCCGATGGCCAGGCCAAGCGAGCCGAGCAAAGCAAACAGCCCGGCCAGCACCGCCACGACTTTAAAGATCGTGGAGGTGAGCTCTGGGTTGGCTTTCACCCAATCGCCGATCTTGACGGTGGTTTCCCCCAACAGTTTGATCAGCTCTTTTAGATCGGGCGCAACAGTGCGGCCGATATCGGCCAGCATGTTGGTGAAGCTGCCCCCGGCCGCATCCATGTGGTTGGTCAGGGTTTTGAGGTCTTCGTTGATGCGCTGCTGCAGGGAAGCCTGGCCACCCATTTTCTGGGCCATTTCCCGGTAGCCCTCGATGCCCCTGGCCATCATGGTATTGATGACTTGCAGCGTTTCAGCATCGTCACCAAACAGATCGGCAGTTATTTGTACGCGCTGGGCGCTGGTGAGTTTTTCGAGCTGCTTGAGCTGGGCAAACATTTTCTCCAGCCCGCCGAATTCGCCCTTGCCGTCGGTAAAGTCAAACTTGATGCTGCTGCCCATGGCCTTCAGATCATCATTAACCGATTTGACATCATCAACCTTGAGCGCGCCTTGTATGGCTTTGCGCAGCGCGTTACCTGACTGTTCGCCGGCCATGCCCGCCTGGTCAAACATGGCCAGCAAGGGCGCAAGCTCCTGCACAGCGGCCAAGCCTTCCTTGCGCATCAAACTGAGCGCTGGCGCTACCTTGGTAAAGCCCTGCAGCATATTGCGCGGGTCGGTGCCGGCGTAGTAGGCGCGCTGGATGGTGTCCATCAGCGAAAGCATGTCGGCCTCGGTGGTGCGCGTGGCGTCTTGCATTTTGGCGCTGAACTCGGCGGCATCATCGGCCTGCATTTTGAACAGCACGCCAGCGTAAGCGGTCGCCTCGCCCAGCCCGCCCAGGATCGCTGTATTGCTCATGCCTTGGCGCTTGAGCATAGTCATCATGTTCTGGAAGTCAGCCGTGGTGCCGGGCAGGATATCGCCCAGCTCTTTGGCCAGCTCGGCTACCCGCTCGAATTCCTGGCTAACCTGGCCGTCACTGGTCATCATAGAGACGCGCAGGCTGGACTCGGCACTTTCGTTGGGCGCGAAGGCATCGACCACGCCACGCAAGGGGCGCGATAAGGCATAAGCCGAACCCAGACCAGCCGCACCGCTTGCGGCCAGCCCAGTGGCCGTTTGCGAGAGCTGCTGGTACTTGTCGCGCGCCTGGTTAAGGCGGTTTTGTTGTTCAGTCAGGCGGCGCAGACTGTCGCGCTGGGCGTTAATCTGCGTGGTGGTCGCGCTGACCCGGCTGGCCAGGCTGGCCTCTTCGCCCGCCAGATCTTTGGTACCGATGCCGGCACTATTCAATTCGCGCTTGAGCTCGCGCAGCCGGTTGCTGCCTTTGGAGAACTCGCTCGATAGTCGCTGGTGGCGCGACCGAGCCTCGTTTAGCTGCTGGCCAAGCGCATCGACCGGGCCGGATGCCGCCTTGTACTCGTTGCTGGTAAGCGTAAGCTGACGGCGCGATTCGCGCAGCTGCTGTCCACTGGCGCGGTACTGCTCACGTAAGGCGCGCTGTTGGCGCTCCTGGGCAATTTGGTCGTTCAGTACATCGTTGTACTCGCCGTGCAGCCGGTCGTACTCGATGCGCAGCTTGGCCACATCGCCGGTGCCGCTGCGCATTTGGTCACTCAGGGCATTCATGCGCCGCCCAAGATCAGCCTTGCGCCGGCCAGTTTGCTCAACCTGCTGCTGCATCTGCAGCATCTGCATTTTGTTGGCGCGGTAGGCCGCGGACAGCTCGTTAGTGCGCTGTTTGACGCTTTGCATCAGCTCGCGTAACGGGCGGATGCTGGCGCTGGCCTGGTAAAACTCCCTGGCCAGAGCATCCGCCTTGGACCGAGCATCTTGCATGGCTGCGCCGGTGTTTTGCATGGCCTGGCGAAGCTCGCGAAATTCAGCCAGGTCGCGTTGCGCCCGGCCCAAGTCTTTGAGCTGGTCACTCAGCCGGCGAAACTCGGCAGCCGTGTCCCGTGCCCCGCCAAATATCTTGCGCATCGGCGCTGACAGCTTGTCAAGAGCGGAAAGTTGAACTTCCAATTTCAGCGTGTTGCTCATGCGTCGTTCCCGTTTCGAAGCCGTGCGCGTTCTCGCCAGGCCATCAATTCTGAAATATCAAAGTGCTCCATGGCCGCCGGCGGCCAATGGAACACAACCGCGATGTCTGCCATCGCCGACTCTACGTCCGCAGGGATTCCCGCAGCGCCCTCTTGAGCAAAAAAGCGCTGACCGCCTGACCGCACGAAGCCAGATCAGCCAAGTCAAGCGCTGCCGCCTCGGCCTCCGTGATCGATGGCGTGGTCACACGCGGCAGAAGGCGCGTTAGGGTGGTGACATCCATTTCGGCCAGGTTACCCAATGACAGCCCGCGCAGTTCGCCGGCTCGCGGCTTTCTAATGCTCAACGTAGTGATCTGGGTTTCGCCGCGAACGATGGGCTCATCAAGCTCGACTATTCGGGTGTTGGCGTCGGTGTCGATGACATCTGTTTGTTGCTTGCTCATGGTGACTTCCTTTGTTGTCTGGGTATGTTGCGCCAGCACGCATCGCTGCGCCTGGCGCGTTTGTTAGATACCGATCGCTCGCCGGTGCTCGGCCATGCGGTCAACGCCGCCAAAGTTCTCGATGCCGTTCAGGACATCGATTTCGCACAGCACTTCACCATCGAGCGTTTCTTTGTAGTAGATGGCTTCGGTGGTGATTGTCTTGTTCGAGTCTTCGCCGGTTTTGTACTCGCCAGAGTCAATTTCACTGTGCCGCCCGCGCACGACGATCTCCACGGCGCCGACCTGACCAGTGTCATCACGCTGCACCGAACCGACAAAACGCAGCAGCACGCCGCCAGCGTTGGCGACACCCATTTGTTTGATCACTTGCGAGTCGTAGCCACCAATGACCCACTTCATTTGAAGCCCGTCATCTTCCAGGCCGTGGTCGACCTTGGCCGCACCGCTCATGCCAGCGCCGCGAAAAGACTCCATTTTTCTGGCCAGGCTGGGACGATTAAATGATTCGGCCTCGCCCACGTAGGATCGGCCTTCGTTAAAGATGTTCAGGTGTTTGAGTTTCGCTGGTAATCCCATGGTGATCTCCAAAATTTAAGCGTGACCGGCCCGCCAGATGCGGGCCAGCGGGTTAGGCGTTGATGCGCTGGGAAAAATCAAGCAGGTAGCGATCCGTGATGCGCTGCTGGAACTGCAGGTTTTCCAACGGCGGCACGGGCGTGTAGTCGTAATCGATCGTGAGCTTTCCCGATTTCAGGTTATCGACGTTGTTGTACTGCTCGTCGTACCAGGCCACACCGTCGATGATGTAGCCGCGCACGCGCAAATCGGCGAATTTGCGGTTAATACCTTCGATAATGTCTTTGATCAGCGATGGGTGCATCGGCTGGTCTACCGCCCACATGTGAGCCTCGGCGATGGTGTCGGCCAGCACTTGGGCCGTGCGCGTGTAGTTCTCGAACGGGAAAAGGCTTTGCGGGCCGGCGCAGGTGCGCGATCCCCAGAAACGAAAACCGGTGCTGTTGATCAAAGTCGTGACGTCGTTTTCGTTCAGGTAGCCCGCATCGGTGGCAGGATCCTGCAGATCCCAGAAAACATCTTTGCTGATGCCTGTGACGCCATTGACAACGTAGTTCGACAGCGTTTTGTGCCAGCCGATTTCCTGGTCGATCTTGGCGCGCAAGCCCATGGCCACCGCCACGCTGGACATGCCTTGTTCGGCGTTGGCCACAGTATCCCAACTGGTCCAATCTGGCCAGATAACCATAAGCTCGCGTTGGCCGAAAGTTTCGCGGTAAAGCGTGGCCTCTTCCTTGGTTGCGCACTCCCATGCCGAAACGTAGCCGAACGCGCGCAGCTGCTGTGCAATGGTGGCCAGGGCCACCGCAACGGGCTCTGAATCGAGAAATGGCGCGCCCAGGATACGCGGTTTGACCTGAAGACGCGACTGGGCAGCCAGCAAGGCACGCATGCCGGTGTACTGGCCGGTGGGCGATGTGCCGCCGATCACGTTGCTGGTGGTTTCTTCAGGCGTCAGGCCTTCAGCCACGCGAACCACAACCGTGACAGGTTTGGTCTGGCTGGCGATCGCTTCGAGCGATTTCCGTAGCGTCCCTTGCGTTCCAGCCGATCCGATGCCGGTCAGGATGTTGGTCAGAAGTACCGGCGTATCAAGCGGAAAAACGTCGGCATCAGCGTCTTCGGCCGTTGCAATCAATCCGACCACAGCCGTTGAAACGGTGCGGATGGGGCGCGTGCCCTGGTTGATTTCGAGGACTCGGACGCCGTGGTGATAATCGGTTGTCATAGTTACGCTCCAATGGTGGCGGTGGTAAGAGGAAAGGAACTGAGCAAGTGCGAGCGCAGCCCATAGGTCTGGGCGTGACTAGCGTGTGCAATCCAGCTTTGAATCACTGGCTGGATCTGCGAAAGCGTGATGCGACGATCGCGGTACAAGCGCTGGAATCGGCGCAACTTTGTTTTCATGCATTTAATGCTGTCAACACGCAGGCGCCGATGGGTTGGGTAGATTCGATAACCAAGAAAGTCCAATGCGCGCCCGTTGTTTATCCCGATAGGGAAAACCTGGGTTTTATGGTTGGTTCGCAAGCGCAGCTGCGACCACAGAAAGCTTTCGATGCGTCGGCGTATCTCGTGCAGATGGGTCTTGTCGTGGTGAACCACCACAAAATCATCCATGTACCGGCAGTAGTAACTCTGGCCAAGATCGTGCTTGACGTACATGTCAAGCTCATGCAGATAGATGTTGGCGCACAGCTGCGAGGTCAGGTTGCCAATGGGAAGGCCGACCGGCGCGAGTGAGCCTGGCAGCGTGCAAGCGCTGTCGATGATGTTGTCCATCAGGGCAAGGGTGCTTTGGCAGGCGATGTGCCGGCGCAGCAGCTTTTTAATAATGCCGTGGTCAATGGAAGCGAAGTACTTGCTGATGTCTGCCTTGAGAACGTACACCCTTCCGTGCGATCGATTGACGTTGCGCAAGAAAGTCTGAGCGCGATTGGCGCCACTGTGCATGCCGCGCCCAACACGGCAGGCGTAGCTGTCGTGGATGAACCGCGCCTCCCAGATCGGTTCGATGACCGAGAACACGGCGTGTTGAACAATGCGGTCGCGAAACGGCAGGGCTGCGACCATGCGGGTTTTGGGCTCGTGCACGTAGAACGTGTGATATGAGCCCGTTTGATAGGTGCCCCAGATCAGCTCGTTTTGAAGTTGGATCAGCTCGCATTCAAGATCGCGCTCGAAGAGCTGAACCTGCGCGTTGTCGCGCTTGCCTTTTCTGGCTTTCAGGTACGAACGGTACAGATTCTCAAAATCATAGATCTGCTCAAAAAGGTTGGTGTAGGTAACTGCCATGGTCCTGCTTTGGTTGGCGGCCGCGCCGACTTTCGCAGGGCTACTGGCCTGCGCGGCCTGTTCAGTGTTTCGGCTTTTTGGGCCGGGGATGGCGCGTCCTTTTGAAGGTGCGCTGTCACGCGGCCCGTAAGCCACGTGCTTCTGGCATCGCTCAAGAGCGGGGCGAAACCCGATGTTGTTGTTGGCGTTGGAGCGCGGATTGTTGAGGTTCAGCGCAGAGGGGCCTGCGTTGGCACCGTTGTTCCAATTGCCCCCACGAATCGGGAATCGCTGTAACGCACCACCCGTAAGCATCATTCGGAGCGTGACCATTTGATCCATCCTCCGACCATGCGCCCGATTTCCGCCAAGTGGCGTGCCCAGATCTCGTACTTTTTGGTGTCCATGTACTGCAATGAATGCGCCAGGCGCACCATCGATCTGAGCAAATCAAGCTCGGCGTCAAGATCCTGCAGCGTCGTTTTTTTGTGGTACCGCTTATTGGTCACCACAATCAGGCGCAGTACGCGCAGCATGCTCAAACGTATTTCCGCAGCGAGCACATGGCGCTCGTGCTTTGGAAACTGGCGAAGCGCTACGTAGCCGTACTGAATCATTGCCTCACACTTTTGGCGAATCTGCAGGTCGTTTTGATTGGCGTCGTTGGTCATGATCGGTTTTATGAGGCTGCGCTACCGCGCAGCCATCAGATATCACGCTCCAAATTTCAGGCTACAAAAGCGGGGCGAAACCCGAAGGAGTTGTCGGCGTGGGAGCGCGGAAGGCTGAGGTTCAGCGCAGAGGGGCCCGCGTTGGCACCGTCGGTCCAATTGCCCCCACGAACCGGGAATCGCTCGCCGTGGTTACGGACATACAGCGTGCCCTCGTGCGTTCCGTCGATTGGATACAAATACAACGACTTGAGGATCCCTGGAGCCGTAACGCTGGCCTCGGATGTAAGTGAGCTAAAGGGTGTATTGCCGTCCGTGCCGACCGTGTTTGCGTCGTCGCCCGGCGTACCTTTCTGGAACTCGATAACAGAGTTCAGGCGCGGCACGTTGCTGACTGCGCTGGTAGCGTCGTACTTGGCTGTGCCGACGCTGCCTGGGTCAACCAGGGCGCCGTCGCTTAGGCGAATCGCGCGCCATGCCGAAGAGCTCACGCCCATGTCGACGCTGGCCAGAACTGCATCGTTGTTGGCAATGACTTGAATCTCTCCATCAACTAGGCGCATACCAGGAGAGAACTCCCATACGTTACCGACAAGATCAGCGATGCCGGTAGGCAGACCGTTGTGACGCCAGCTGGCCGGGCCACTGCCTGTAAAGATGCGCGGATTACCGGCACTTGACGGGGCAAGGCCACCATCGATGCGCCGGCCAGTTTCCCATGTGGCCGCATGCGAGCGTCCGAAGTTCGTGTTGCCGCGAACAGCAACGTTGTTTGTAGCTTTGTTCTTCCACATCCACAGCGCCAAAGCAGCGTAAGTCGCATTGGTGCACACGTGCCAGCCTGTGCCATTGGCGCGTGCATATGTTTGTGCTTGCGCCACGGTAAGCGATACGCTGACATCAACGCCGGGCAAGCTCAGTGCCTGGCCGTCACGCACCGTTGCTTGGTACATGCCAACGAAAATTTCAGGGATCTCCTGACCGTTGACAATAAAGGCCTCGTGAACACCCGTACCAAGGCTGGGATCGATGTCTTCCTTGCGAAATTTTGGAAGCACATAGACATAAACTGGGTGACTGTTGTTCTGTGTGTACAAAACGGTGTTCAGGCCACCGCTGGCCGCTTCTACAGCAGCGCGCAGGTTGTCTTTGGTGAAAATACTCATTGCTTAATCTCCAGGGTGAGTGTCTTTTGGGTCGCGCCGTTAGCTGCGCGGCCAGACTGTGATTTCTACGGTGTCCGGATCAAGATCGAGCGGAACCAGTGTTTGCGTGCTATTGGGCTCGCCCTGCTCGTTGGTGCCGAGCTCGTCGACGGTTTCGGTGCGATAAGCCCGCGCCGGAATGCGTATGTTCAGAACGAACGCGCCTGGGCCATCCAGGCTGAGGCTGCCGTCAGTGTTCCGATACACGTCGACAATGCGCTCACTATCGTCCTGGTAGTCAGTCGCGTCGATGATGAGCTCGCCCACACTGATGACGGTGCCGTCGACTGAAAAGTCGCTATGCGGGCCGGGGCCCATGGTTTTGATCATGGCCATGATGTTCAGATCTCCATAAGGTTGATAGACCAGCGCAGAACCACCGCATCGGCAGCGCTGGCAAGGGTTACACGAAAGCCGTTGCTCGCCCGGGCGCTGATAGACAACGCATCCGATGGCAATGGCGCGCCCGTGGCAGAGAGCGCATCGAGCGTGAGCCTGTAGCCATCGTTCGGTAAGGAATAGGGAAGCGCCACGAGAATGCTGGCCGGGCTGTTTAGTACGGCAGGGAAGCTTGCTTCGACGCGGCGAACATCTGTCATGGAAACCGAGTCGAGGGATGGATCGACGCTTGATGTGTTGCCAGCGGGTACGGTGATCCGATACAGCGCCAGCGCATCAGCGGGTGCGTCGACCCCGAGCATGGTCACGCCAAACTCAATGCCCTCGACTGCAGCGGCGTTTTCGCGCAGGTACACGGTGCATGTCTGGTTGGTTGCGCCCGGGTTGGGCGGCACCGATGCAGCATTCAGACGTTCGCGCACTGAAAAGCGCCGCCCCTTGAGAAACAGAACGCCGGCAGCCAGATTCAGGTTCCGCGCTGCATTAGTTGATTTTGTGACCGACAAGCCAGAGACTACGCCGCGATTGGCCAACTCAATCTGCCCTGACTGGTGGCGGTAACGAAGCGTTTTGCGCAACTCAGTATCGGCCAGCGCGCTGCGCTCCAAAAGGTCGCGGACAAAGTAGTGCAAGGCGTTCTGATAGTCATGATCCTGAGAGCCGATGCGCTGATCCATCCCGGCAAGCCGGTTAGGTAATGAGCCGCTGTCGCCAGCCGCTGACTCAAGCTCTTGCTCTACCGCAGTTTGTCGATTATCAAGATCTGCAAAATTCTGGTCTATTTCTTCGTAGCGCGTGTTCCACAACGATGGAACAGCATCAGGCTCGTTGTTTGGGATGGGGGTGATATTTTGATTCGGCAAGGTCATGGTGGTGTTCTCCGTTAATAGCGCAGGGTGATGCTGATTTCGTAGCGCTCGTCGCTTTCCTTGAGCTTGGGTGCGAAGGTTTTGAAGCCGACAACTTTTCCGTCCTCGTCCAGCAGCGCGGCCTCGGAGACGCGCGCGCCCACAAGCTCGGCCTCCTCCAGCGCTCCCCTGCCGGTGGTTTCAAGCGCGTCGCGGGTGACAGTTGTCAGTGGTTTACGCAGCAGCTCGTTCCAGAGCGTGGTGCGGTTCGGATCCGGCGATTTCGGTGTGAGATCGGGGTTGTGCCCGCCATCGCCAAATGCCATGTAGAAAATGCGCTTGACTGGCGTGCCGTCATGAGCCTGGCGTGCCAGGCGAAGACGGTAGTCGTAAGCGGTGACCGCTTCAGCCATAGGATGCTCCCTTGATAATCGTGATTAATGAGTGTGGACGCGCCCTTGCCCCCAGGCCCCAGTGGCCGTCCAGGCGCAGGCGACGGGGGGTATCGGTCAGTGGTTCGTAGGTCGCCCCGTTCATGTCGTAGGCAAGATCGAAGTGGCCCAGCCTGGGCGCAACCTGAAACCTGACCTGGCCAAGGTGCCACGAACCATCCAGGCGACGATGCCGGTAGCCAAGCTTGGCGGCACGCAGCCTGCCAAGGCGCTCCGGGCTGACGCTGATGTTCTGGCTGGCATCTATCGTGGCTGCGCTGTACGCAGGCAATGGCGTGTCGCGCCCGATACGAAACCCAAAAGGCTGGCGTCGGCGAGGGGCGCCCACGCGCCAGCTGGCGTCAAGGCGAACCCATGGCGCCAGGCGATTGGGGCGCGACGGCAGGCGCGTTGCATTGAGCGGGTAGCTCAAGCTGGTGCTGTCGTGGTAGGTCACAGCCACCCCGATTGGCTGCTCAATGCGTGTTTGCGAGCGCATCAAGTTATGACTGTCAGCGTCGATCAGGCGAGACCCAAGACGCCAAGATCCGTCCAGACGCCGATCTTTTTGGCCCAAGCGCATGCATGGGCCAACTATCGTTGGCGCACCATGAATCTGGGCCAGCAGGTGGCTTTGAATCGTGCACTGGCGCAGTGCCAGACCGGGCTTGGCGCCGACTGTCTGACCTAGCCTGAAAGATCCGAATGGGCGTGGCAAGGTCACAGTGCTGCCGTCTTTTCCAAGCTGGAACTTGGCATCGTCGTAGTCGCTCAGCACCAGATTGCACCAGGGGTACCTGCCGGTCGTCTGCTTTTGCAGCAAGGCCCTGGACTGCACCACGATGAGCACCCTGATCAGTAGCGAGAGCACGTACGAATAGATCGGCACCGAACGCTGCGGTTTCCATGCGTCGATCAGCCGGCGTGCCTGCTCAATGGCTTTGGGGTGCTCCGCCTGAGCAAGATCAAGCTGCACGATGAACTGCGCCCAGTGCTGGATTTGAGGCACGCCAGCAACAGCGTCGATCGGGCCGATCTTTTTTGATCCGTCCAGAGACCAGGTGCCGTCTAGGTTCAGTGCGCCAAGCGCATCGTAGATGGCTCGTTGCTCTTTTTGTTCAATGATGCGCGCGGTCAGCCCCGATCGCTGCACTGCACGCTTTACAGCCCACACCGTGCCGCGCCGGCGATGCAAGGCGATTTGACTTGCTACAGCTTCGCGCTTGACCTGCTCGGACCAGTTTTCTTCCCATTCATCGGCGGCAACCGTCCAAGCCAGCCAGGGCAGAAGCTCAATCGGGCAATCCCATGGGCTCCAAAGAGACCGAATGGGTACCGGTATATCACTGATCTGGCCAAGAACTGACGCGATCGCCCTTTCAACCGGGCTTGCGCTGGGCGGCAGGAGGTCACGCCTGTCCATGAGTGACCGCCGTTACGTTGATCGATACGCATTTTGGCGCTGTACGCTTTGCCGATTCGATGATGATGTCTTGCGCGCCCTGCGGAAGCTCGGGGGAAAGCAGTTGGACCTCGGTTACGCCTGGCTGCCTCAAGGCGGCGTATAGGCCTGACTTTGTGACACTACCCTCGATGACATTGGTCTGTCTGTCATGCTCGGCCAAAGCCGCAATGGCTGCCTGGCGTACGACCTCACCCTCGGGTCCGGCCAGTGTGTGGATGATCGCGTTAACCTGGTACGCCGTTACGATGGCGTGCTCGACGATGATCTCGTCGTTTAAGGGCCTGACGTCCTCTGGGGAAAGCTGCGCGTCCACCGACTGGAGTACCTCTTCGATACCCAGGCCGGTGCGAGTAAGTACAGTCACCAATACTTTGCCCGCGTCGCGCCCTGACAGGCCTGTCTGGACAGCAACATCTTTGATGTTTTCGTGCGCCTGCATGGCCAGGGCGCGGTAGGCTTTGCCTGGCCCGGCAACCGATAGTTTGTAAGGGCTTTGCTGGATTCTGGGCCGGTATTCCTCATCAGGCTCATCATTTTTGCGCTCGACATCCAGCAGCGCACCCAGGTGATCGAGCGTGCTGTCGCGCGCGTATGCAAGCAGCACGTCCATTGCCGAGCGATTCACGAGTTCGCGCAGCAAAAGCTCGCGATAGGCATTCTCTTGCACCAGCTTTGTCAGTGGATCCGACTCGATCTGCAGCGCCTCTTCGAGCTCTGGCTTGGCCTGGACAAGCGCGGCAACGCGCTGCAAAAAGATCGTCTCGAAGTCGCTCTTTTGCACGACACCAGGAAATGGCAGCTTTGAAAGGTCAATAACGTTCTGACTCATACTTGCCTGCCGATAGGAAAAGAGGCATTTATCGCACGGCCGTCACTGCGTGTGCCCTCGACAACGAGGGTCAACTCGGCACCATCGATTTTTTCGGTGTAGACGCGAGTCAACCGCACACGAGGCTCCCAGCGCATCAGGGCGGTGGCGCTGGCCGCGTACAGCTGCACATGTGTACGGGCATTGATCGGCGCGTCGATGAGTTCGGGCAATAAACTGCCATACTCTCGGCGTTCGATACGCGTGCCCAGTGGTGTGAGCAGGATGTCAAAAATTGATTGGCGAATATGATCCAGATCGCTAATCGGTTTGCCGGTTTGTGCGTTCATTCCGATCATTGCGGCCCCTCTGTCAAGGCACCGCCCTGAAGCACACCGCCGTGGACATGCAGATGCACCACGATGCCGTTCGATTCAAGATCGCCGTCTTTGTGGGTGATATTCCCGCTGATCGATGTGGCGTTGCCCTTGCCGTTTTTGCCGCTCATGCCAGCCAGGTAGGACAAGAGGCCTTCGATGGTGTGCTTTCCGGTCGAAGTGGTCTGATCGGCATCCAGAGTGATAGTTGGCACCTTGATGTGCACGTGCTCGCTGGCTTGAATGAACAGGGACTTGATGCCCGTGATGCTCATCGCGCCGGTGGCATGGTTGTGTTTCAGGTTGGCGCCATCAGGGAAATCGCAGACCGTTTCATCGGGGCTATCCGAGGGCGCAGGATGCTCGTCTTGAGAAAGACCGCCCAGAACCAAGGCGCCCGAAAGATCACCGCCCGGAGAAAGGAGTACCACCTGCTCACCGATGGTGGGCGGGTTCCAGGTGCGAGTGTCGCCGGCGCGCACTTCGAAGTAGCGCAACCATTGTGTCGTAATGCCGCCGGTCTTTACGCGCACGCGCGCAGGACGAACATGCTTTACCTGGTCGATTCGGCCAAGGCGTATCATGTTCTCGAAGCGGCGTAAAAGTTCGGTCAGGTCTTTCATGCGGGCAATGGTGCCGGTGGTTGTTCATGTATGCAGCAAGGCTCGTGCCAGATGCCGGTCATTACCTATCGATGCGGTAATGCGCGCTATTTAGACGGGCTCAAGTAGGAAAGCAGTTCGTCGCGAATTAGTTCAATGTCCTGGTCTGTCAGGCCAAGCAGCTCACGCGGCGGGGTCACATACGTGGTGCCTCGATGCCTGCGCTTAGACCCGTACTGATGGCGCCTGGCGATCACGGCAGCGCGCCCGCTAAAGCCCACTTCGATCGCATCAAGCCCGGCGTCAACACGCAAAAACTTGCGTGTGCGCAGCTTGGCAAACATGCTTTTTCTTCGGATATGGCCGGCTTTTTCCATGAATTTTTTGCTGCTCTTGGCGCGTGGCTGAAAAGCGCCGCCGTCCGGGTTTCTCTGTGCAGCGATGCGCCTTTGCTGTGAGCGGCGCAGCTGCTGGCCAACAGCTCGGGTAATGCGCTGGCGCTGCGCCGGGTCGGCTTTGGCTAAAAGCGCTCCAGCCCAGTCTTCTAGAGCCACCAGGTCTGTCATAGCGCTGCCTTGACTTCCCACTCGCCCACAAGCTCATCGCGCACGTACAGTTGCCAATGCTCATTGACTAGAGGAAAGTCAGGATCAGGGGGCTCAGGCACATGCAAGGCCCTCAGGTCGCCCGGTTTATCCGGGTTGGCCGACACAAGCACGCGTTCGGTCAGATCCAACTCAAGCGACAGATCAAACGTCTGCTGGTTCAAGAACTCGACTTCAAAGCGGATGGCACCCTGGCGCTTTTGGGCGTTAGTCATCAGATCAGGCTGGTTCACGCGCAGCCAGGCCAGCAGCGGCACCATGATGGCGTCAGGGTGCCCGGAAAAGTCCGTGAGCACCACATTCAGGGTGTACTGATACTCAAACGACAGGCTTAGCGACCCGGTGCTGACAATGCGACCGGCATCAGCAAAAACGTGGATCCTGTCCGGATTCTTTCGCAGCGTCGGGTTGGCGGCCACCAGGTGATCGCGCAAGCTCTTGGGTTTAATCATGACCGGCCTCGATCGCGCGTGACCAGCCGGCGGCTAGTCGGAGTCTGTTGGCGAGCTCGTCAGCATCTTTTGCCACGCTCTCATATTCTCGGCGGCATGCTTCGAGTACCACCCAGGGGGCTTGAGCGGCATCGATATTTCCGGCGGAGGACTGGGCCAACTGGCGGGCTTTATTTCGCTCGGCGGCGATGAGACGGCGCAGCCGGTCAGACTCATCGCGAGCAGTATCAAGAGCCAGCGCCGTTTCCTGCTGTGCCCGAAGGTAGTTTTCACGTTCTTTCTCCATTTCGCGCTGTCGCAGCTGCTCAAGCTCCCGATAGCGCGCCTCGATCTGGCGGGCATTGCGTTCAATGGCGACCATTTGGGTGGCTACGTCTTCGCGCAACTGGCTGATCCTCGCCTGGTGACGCCAGTTTTGTACGGCCCAGACGCCAGAGGCCACCGCCAGCGTGACACTAATGGCGAGATACAACGGCAGCCTAGCCGTCAGAATCGATCGGATCAGCATCGCGCACCTCAAGCCAGACAGACTGGCGATTCAATCTGGCCAGCATTTCCTTTAAAGCAGCCTTACTGGCCAACACGGCGTTTTGCCGATAGAGCTGGCCACGGCGCAGGCCCACAAGAATGCAGCCATCTGAATCGGTCTTAAAGCCCTTCTTCCTGTCGCCTGCCAGATTGCCCGCATGAAAAAGGATGGCCGAGCGCCCCTTGACCTCGCGCACCCAGTACGTCATGCCGAACTTTGGCGAGACATGGGCCATGGCCTTGTAGGTACCGGCAGGTATACGCGAAAGACCGCGCCAGTTGTCGCGCCAGGGAAGCTCGATGGTCTGACACTGCCAGCCATCGGGCAGGGTCAGCACGCCGTACGTTCCTTGGTCGGTTCCCTGTTCGCGCACCAGGGTCATGGTAGGCATGTCTGTCTGGCTCACTTCTCGCCCCTGAAGGCACGCAACGCGTCGGCCAGCCAGTCGCCGGCATCCTCGTTTTGCAAGCGTGAGGTCCAGCGAATGTAGCCGCCGATAATCCACCATGACGGCAAGCCGGCGATGAGCATGCAGGGCCCAAGCACGTAAAACATGCTCAGACTCGGGTACTCAAAGCCGCTTAAGCTGGCCAGCCAGTGTGCCGAATCAAGAACGCCAGGCGCCCAGGCGATCAGCAGCGCAGCCAACAATGGCCCGAAAATAAACGAACACACCACCGTCGTGCAGATCCGTATGACGAACTCGCGCGTGGTTCGTGGGGGCATGATGAGCAGGCCCCAAATAGCGGCGAGCGCCGCTGGCACCCCGAATCCGGCTGCGATTTTTAGGGCGGCCCAGCCTGCGCCGGCTCCTGATCCTGGTTCCATGTGCATTCCCTTCCTGTTGTCTATGGTTGATGTTCTCGCGATGCGTTGCATAAAACCTCCGCTGCAAGTGGTTAATCCCAAAGCCGCACGACCGGTACGTTGACCGGCTCAGGATTGATCTCGGGCAGAATCACGGGCGTACCATGAGCCAGTATCGGACCCTGTTCAAGTGCGGCTGGGTTCAGTTCAATGGCCTTTTCCACCATGCCGCGCGTCTTGCGCAAATAGCGCCAGCAGATGGCATCAAGGGTGTCGTTTTGTTGTGCGTAGACCAGCATCAGATCAGCTCCACAGTCAGGTGGGCTCGACCTACTATGTCCAGCACGGCCCAGCGGGCATTTCGGCGAGCGTCCGAGATCGAATCGGCAAGCTCATCGGCAAGACGGTCTCCGGCGCCGGTCGTATCAAAATCGCGATACCGCTCAATCAGGTCAGCGCGTGCGGCGTAGTAAACGGCGCGCTTGTAGTGGCTAAGCAAAACGCTGGCTTCGTTGATCTGCGCCGCCGGCACCAGGTCAAGACTCGTATAGCCCGCATCGATCTGCGCCTGTTTCCAATCGGCCAGATCGCGATTGGTCAGCGCCATTGCCACAACGATGGATTCAAGCAGACGATCATTGCTTACGGTGCCATCGAGCCGAACGACCCGGCGCACGTCGCTCAGATCGACATCAGGAAAGAAGCCGTCGTTTTTTACTGGCTGCGGTTCCTGACTCTCGACCCACTGGTGCTGGGGTTCGGTAGTGGCCATAAAGCTCACTGCAATCTCCTGAAGTCGGCGGTGGGCGGGCTTCGGGTCTGGAAAAGGAGGAAACCAAACCGTCAGCCCGCGCCGCCGTGCGCCGTGGGGTGCTCGTTACGCCGGCAAAGATCCGGCTTTTTTCAGTTCTGTTTCAATCGAAGTGATTTCGCGCTTGACGCCGCTTCGTTCGTCCAGGTCCAGGGCTCTGCGAAGGTTGGCCAAGGCGCGCTCCGGGTCTGCCTGGCGCAAGCAAAGGCCAGCAGCTTTGTACAGTTTGGCTTTCGCCTGGTCGGGCATGTCGCGCTCGGCAAGCATGCTGAGCGCCCGCTCAATCACAGCCGTTTCAAAATGGCCGTTTTCAAGGCGCAAGGCACTCAAGGCGGCATCGCCGATTTCATCGGCCAGCATCGTTGGTACGTCGCGGTTGTACTGATCGGGAAGCGTCAGGCCATGGTCAATGACGTACTGCGCGACATCAAGACCGCGTTCGTAGTCGCCCACATCGATATACCAGACAAGCACACTGGTCAAAACATCATCCTGACCGCCTCGGCCAGACTCCAGCACCCCGGTTACCCAGGCCTCGTAGTCGGGCAGCAGCTCGCGCTTGACCTCAATCTTGCGCTCAATCGATTGGACGTCCTTGAGGCGCTGACGGTCGGTGTGCAGCTTGGCAAGCATAAGTTCGTAGGCATTGCCCTGCGGCTGGTCGCCTGGCTCAGACCGGGCGGCGAGCGAGCCCGCCATTACCCGCTGAAAGTGTCGTTGTGCTGGGCTAACCATAGTCGTCAGACTCCGCCGGTATCGGCAGTAATTTCGATGTTTTCAAGCAGGCAGCCTGCACCGAAGTCCTCGACGACGTACGCATCGTTTGAGGACTCGTAGTTCTCGATTCGGTCTCGACGTGGGTTGTCCATGATGTGGCGCCGGCGTGCGCCGATCTGGTAGTAGATCGACAAATTATCCAGCGGGGTGATCATGATGGTCTTGGCCGGGAAGAACGGCACGGCTACAGCGGTCAAACCGCCAAGGCGCTTCTGGCTCATAATGACCTGGGCGGCCAGTGTGTCGGTTGGCTTGTGATCGGCGTCGATCAATGTGAAGTACTTCTCGTGCAGCAAATCGCGTGAAACCAGCGCCACCAGGCCTGGGCTCTGGCGATGCCAGGGGTCAATCAATGAGGCTACTGCGTCAAACACCAAGGCGTCCAGGTTCTTGTAGTCGCCGGCGCTGCCGATCGCGATTTTGCCACTGGCCGGCACCACTTCGGCAAGCACACGCGCCGGCGCAGACTCACGATAGTGCTGCAACCAACCTTTGTTTACGTCTTGCAAAAGCGGGTTCGTGGTTCGGTTCGATGTGGGCGCGCGCGAGGTTCCGTTAAAACCGACCATCATGCGGTCAAGCGACTGGCGCAGCAAAATAGCATCGCGCATGCGCGCCTGAAAATCGGGAAACTTGGCCCACGCATCGATTTTTGCGTATCGAACGTGCGTGTCATAGTTCATCTGGGTGCAGTTGTAAGGCTGATCATCCAGGGTGGATGGGTCGGTTGTTTGGCGATCGGTCGTGGTTGTGTCGGTAGTGCCGGCAATGGTGCTGCCAATGCCCAGCCCGAGCTTTTCGCCCTGCTGCTCGCGCACGCCGATAATGTTGATTCGCCCAAGGAACTCGTTGGACTCTTGCAGTTTGGTTTCTAAGCGCTGCTGAACCGAGGGTTCTACAGTGAATTGCGTGTTGGCGTCAGGGATGCCGTTGAGCTTGGCTACTTGCTCGACATAGGCGTTGAACGCGGCGCGGGTATCGTTATGCATTCGGTGCTCCGGGTAGTGATAGGTGTCTGTCGGTGATCAGATGTCGGTCAGAATCGCGCCGGTGCCGCCACTGGAAAGCGGGCGTTTCGGCTGATCATCCGGTGTCTTTTCGAGCCTCTGACGAAACTCGCGAAACTCTTTGGCCAGGGTCTCAATTTCTTTGCTTACATCGACATCGGCGACCGGCGTGGCTGACGCTGTGTTCTTGAATTTGCGCAGTTGCTCATCGAGCTGGCCAACATGCTCGGTCAAGGCCTCAATGGCTTCGTAAAGATCGTCTAAGTTCTCATCGGCCTGGGCGCGACTGGCGCGGCTAAAGCGTGCAAGCATTTCCTTGACGCGATCAGCGATTCCCGAGGGCTCCTCGTCCTCGCTGAACTCAAGCGTGGCCTCCAGGGCTTCAGAGAAAAGGCAATCTTGCGAAGTCTTGCGAGCGGAAAAAGGCGACGCCTCAGGCTTTTGGCGTGCAAACTCAAGCATCTGGGTACCCAAAGACGCGGGGCTGTCGGTCACCGCCAGGCCGGTCAGGTAGGCTTTACCAGTCTCAGCAAATTTGGGGGCTACCTCGATCGATGTGTAGATTTTCTGACGCTTTTTGTTGATCTCGATCAGCTCAGGCGTGGGGGAGATTTGCGCGAACAGCGCAAGCTTTCCTTCTTCGACTTCTCGGGCTTCAAGGGCAAGCACATCACCATAGGCGCGAAAGTCGCTGTCAGGGTAAATGCCGCGAATGTGCTCAAGCCAAATGCGCGCACCATAGGTCTGGGGGTCATACGTGTTGGCCATCTGCTCGATCCAGTCACGCTGGATGTGGCGGCCGTCAGTGCTTGCACCTTCGGTGGCTACGCGGAACCACTTGGATTTGAACTTCTTGGCCTGGGGGGATTGAGGTTTTTTCATGGGGCAGTCCTGGACAATGACATGGGCAAGTAAGCGCCGGCGGCCTAGGTGGCCGTTGTGTACATAGTTGTGCAGGATGGTCGCGGTTAGGCCGCAGTGGCTCAACCCGTGATCGCGGTTTTGTCAGTCATTACCTAAGCGCCAGAGGGAAAGGTGTACGGCGGGCAAAGACAATGCGGGCATGCTTGAATCGATGCCCCCGCCCCAACATGACAACCGACGACTGGCCCGTTTTCTTTATTTTCAGGGCTGGCGCATCTCGTCGATCGCCGAATACTTGGGCGAGGCGCGCACGACCGTTTCAAGCTGGAAAGAGCGCGATGACTGGGAAAAGGTGCCGCCGGTCGAGCGTATCGAGCTGGCACTTGAAGCAAGGCTTGTCCAGCTGATCGTCAAGCCGGAAAAAACCGGCGGAGACTATAAAGAAATCGATTTGCTGGGTCGCCAGGCCGAACGTTTGGCAAGGATACGTCGGTACAACAACGGTGGCAATGAACTTGATCTGAACCCGAAAATCGCCTCACGCAACGCCTCGCCCAAGCGCAAGTACATGCGCAACGAGTTCAGCGAAGAGCAGGCCCAGAAGCTGTCAGACGCTTTCCGTGATTCGCTTTTTGACTACCAGAAAGTGTGGCTGCGCAACAGCAGCCAGCGCACCCGGGTCATCCTAAAAAGCCGACAGATCGGGGCCACCTGGTACTTTGCCCGCGAGGCGCTGGCTGACGCCATCGAGACGGGCCGCAATCAGATCTTTCTTTCGGCCTCCAAGGCGCAGGCGCACGTTTTCAAACAGTACATCGTGCAGTTCGCCCGCGAAGCGGCCGACGTCGATCTAAAGGGCGATCCTATTGTTTTATGGAATGGCGCGCACCTCTATTTTCTAGGCACCAATGCGCGCACGGCCCAGGGCTACCACGGAAATTTTTACTTCGACGAATTTTTCTGGACGAACAAGTTTCAAGAGTTGAACAAAGTGGCCAGCGGCATGGCCATGCACAAGAAGTGGCGCAAAACCTACTTCAGCACACCCAGCAGCACCAGCCACGAGGCCTACCCATTCTGGAACGGAGAAATGTTCAACAAGCGCCGGCAAAAGGCCGATAAGCGGTTGTTTGATGTATCGCACCAAGCACTGGCTGGCGGGCGCGTGTGCCCTGACCAGGTGTGGCGCCAGATCGTCACCATCATGGATGCCGAGGCCGGAGGTTGCGACCTTTTCGACATCGATGAGCTGCGCAACTATGAGTACAGCCCGGAAGATTTTCAGAACTTGTTGATGTGCCATTTCATCGACGATACGGCCTCGATATTTTCTTTTTCCGAACTGCAGCGCTGCATGGTCGACTCCTGGGAAGAGTGGTCGGATTTCAAGCCGTTTGCTATACGCCCGGCAGGTCACCGAGCAGTGTGGATCGGCTACGACCCGTCACACACTGGTGACAGTGCGGGTCTAGTGGTGGTGCTTCCCCCGGGCATCACAGGAGGCAAGTTTCGCGTGATCGAGCGCCACCAGTTTCGGGGCCTGGACTTTGCTGCGCAGGCCGAATTCATTGAGGGTCTGACAAAAAAATACAACGTGCAATACATCGGTATCGACTCGACCGGCCTTGGCCAGGGCGTTCTGCAGCTGGTCAGACAGTTCTACCCGGGGGTGCGCGAGCTGAACTACTCGCCCGAAGTAAAAACCCGCCTGGTGCTCAAGGCCAAAGACGTTATCAGTAAAGGGCGCCTGGAGTTCGATGCCGGATGGACCGATATGTGTCAGTCGTTCATGACCATACGCAAAACGCTCACGGCCAGCGGGCGCAAGGTCACCTACGACGCCAGCCGTAACGAAGAAACCGGCCACGCCGACCTGGCCTGGGCATGCATGCACGCACTCGATAACGAGCCGCTTGAGGGCAGCTCGGGACACAACAGAAGCTTTATGGAGATCTCCTGATGCAACAAACAGAATCAACGCCTCACATCGAGGCCTTCACCTTCGGGGATCCGGAATCTGTTCTGGACCGCTCGCAAATCATGGACTACATAGAGGCCTGGTCTAACGGTAAATGGTACGAGCCCCCGATCAGCTTTGACGGTCTGGCCAAGTCGTTTCGCTCCAGCCCGCACCACTCATCGGCCATCTATGTGAAGCGCAACATACTGTCTTCAACGTTCATACCGCACAAACTGCTCAATCGAGACACGTTCTCGCGCTACGCCACCGATTATCTGGTTTTCGGCAACGCCTACCTGGAAAAACGCAACAGCCTGGCGCAAAGCACCCTGATGCTGGAGCACTCGTTGGCCAAGTACATGCGCCGCGGCGTCGACCTGCAAACCTACTACTTCGCACACAGCTGGGGCAAAGAGCATGAGTTCAAGCCAGGCAGCATCTTTCACCTGCGCGAGCCAGATATCAATCAGGAAATTTACGGGCTGCCCGAATACTTGGGCGCGCTGCATTCGGCCTGGTTGAACGAGTCGGCCACGCTATTCAGGCGCAAGTACTACAAAAACGGATCGCACGCCGGATACATCCTGTATGTGACAGATGCGGCGCACGACATGAAAGACATCGACGGCCTTAGAAAGGCTGTGAAGGAAAGCAAGGGGCCAGGGAACTTTCGCAACCTTTTTATGTACGCGCCTGGCGGCAAAAAAGAAGGAATCCAGGTCATCCCGTTGTCCGAGGTGGCCGCCAAGGATGAGTTCTTCAACATCAAGGCAGTGACCCGCGACGATCTGCTGGCGGCGCACAGGGTGCCGCCTCAGCTGCTGGGCATCGTGCCCAACAACGTTGGCGGTTTTGGCGATGTAGAAAAAGCGGCCCAGGTATTCGTCCGCAACGAGCTTGGCCCGCTTCAATCACGAATGAAACAACTTAACGAATGGCTGGGTGAAGAAGTGGTGCGCTTCGAGCCGTACACCATCGTGCCTCCCGCTCAGGAAACGCCAATCATTTGACCCGGCGAAAAAGCAAAAGGGCCGCGTTGCTGTGGCCCTTTTTTTCGTCCTGTTAATGGCCAGGACAAAATGCCCTTCCCTACTGCCGTTCTAGAAGCGCCCTTTCGTGAGCCTGGTTCAGGCGGTCAACCCAGGGCTGCATCAGTGCATGTACGTGATGTCCCGGAACCTGCTCGCCATCTACCTTGGCCAGCAGATCCTGCAGGGCTAGCAAGCCGATCAAGGCGTCTTCCATCAAATCGAAGTACACCCGTGTGTGAAGTGGCTGGTTAATCATGGCTGCCTCCGGTGTGATGATCTGCCGCACCTTGGAACACAGCGCCTTGATCGTCGCTTTCTGATGTGCCGCTAGAGCTTTCACCCCAGGCCTGCGGCGCCCTTTCCTCGTTCTTGAACAGCCAGCAGCGCACTGACTTTTCCGTCAGTCCACTGTTGACCACGGTGCCTGGCGAAAGAAAGCGGGGTCGGCGGCTGGCCCGCATGGCGCGCAACAGATCCTTTCGGCTCATGGCGTTAATACCGCAGGCGTGCGCGGCATCCAGCAGCAGGTTCGGGTTGATGGCGATCAGCTCTGGATCACGCGAGTGGTTCATAGGGTAGCCGGCAGCGCCAAGCACTGCCACCAGATCCCAGAACCGGCCAACGATGGGCGGTTCGCCCGGATCATTCTTGCCGATGGCCGACATGGGCGGGGTCTCGATGCCCTGGGCCAACAGCACGACGTTAAGTTGCTCCCAAAGCGTCTTGCGAACGACTGGATGGGTTTCAACCTTGAGCTTGTCCATCAGGCGCCAGCTGTGCCGCTGGCCAGCATAGTCGGGTCGCGGCTTCTTGCCTGGCATGATGTAGCTGCCGGTTTTGCGCAGGGTAGGCAGTACGTCTTCAAACACCCAGCGCTCGAACCGTTCGGCCGCCGGCAGGTGGCTGTTGACCATCAGCCGGAACATATCGGGCTCGCTGATAATGCGAGCCTCTTGTATCCGCCCCAGACTATCCACGATGGGGTGGTGTTTCACCACCCCACGGCAATGCTGCTTAAGCGCATTCACCGTGTCGCTGTAGCCCAACGCTTCGGCAACATCTTTGCCAACAAACCATACCTTGCCGTCTTCGTAAACGGTACGTACAGCCTGCTGCTCGAATTCAAAGGTGGTGATCTGGGCGGAGTCGCCCTGGTAGTGTTCAGTCATGGTAGAGCTCCTGTGAGATTAAACCCAGCCGCCCGATGCTAAACGGGGTGGGCAGGGCACGTGCGGGTTAGCATACCGGTCACAGGGTCCGGCGGGCCTTGCGGCCCCCCGCACGGCCTGCCCATAGAAGGCAATGCCATGAGGAGCACCAAAAGCCGCGTACCAATCTAGTGATGGCGCGGCTATTAGCGCCTGTGAACTCGGGATGCTAAACCCGACTGCCAATGGTATTGGCAGTGCCCTGACGATAGCCCGGGAAGGCGAACAAGTCAAGACTGGAAGGCTGTTAAGCCATCCCGATGAGCTTTGATTGTAGCAAAAGGTGCGTTTAATCGCACCATTTTTATTTATAGGTGCGCAACATCGCAAGCGCATGGGCTCAAACGCTTGGCTGGCAGGCATCCCAGGATTTTCGCACCAGGCACGCCCAGCAGGCCCTCTTTCAGCACCTACGCCCCAAGAATCGCGCTACCCTCCGCGCCTGCGATCAAAGTTTGTTGCAAACGCCAAGACGCAACGGACACGACGATGGGATGGGTAAAAATAAAAGTTGACCTTCGGAACAGTGTAACCTTCGAAATCGTCAGGTTTTCGACTATCTAACTTGTTGATTTCATGCCTGTTTTTTGGTCACGGTAGCAGCGTCACCTGACGTAACCTGTACTGTAACCGAAATACTAAGCCTATGATTTTTATAGATATTATTTTTTAAAAAAGTTTCTATCATCTACCGTAATCGGGTCACGCTCCGATTACATAAAAAGTTACCGTACTACAAATTATTAAAACAAGGCGCAGTCTATCTATCCAGGCATTTCATTACCTAAGTTATAAAAGTTACAGTGTTCCCGACACCCCCCAGCCTAAATTTTTAATCTACAAAGAGCCGGGCAAACTACCTCGATCTGTTGCTGAACACTGCTCTTGCCCAGCTGTTGCAGGCGACGTCATCGGTCGCAGTCTCACCCTGTTTATGGCCAATGAATAAGGCCGCGCTAATGTGGCCCGGTTGACCTGGTAAACGCGCCTGGCCAAGGCCGCTTGGCACCTGGCCACAAGTAGTCTTGGCGTATTTTTTTGGGGGACTTTTGGGTAAGTTTTCTGTACACGACTGTGCAGGACAGTACAAAACGGTGTATCAGAGCGCACATTTAGGTAGTAAGACGTGCGAAAATACGCTATATATCAAGGCGTTATGTGCGGCTTTTATCACCCTTATTGGCTACGAACCAAGGGGTCGTGGGTTCGAATCCTGCCAGCCGCGCCAGAATTGCCCTGTTAAATCAACAGGTTAAAACCGCCTAGGGGCGCAATCCCTAGGCGGTTTTTCTTTGTGTGGGGGACTTTTGGGGGACTTTTCCGCCAACAACCTCGATCTGCGATCGGCGCAATATGGCCAGCAGATTGATAGTCTCCCCCACGCAACCCTCTTCTTTGATCAGTTCCAGTGCCGCATAAACTTCGCGGATCTGGGCTACTGCGTAATGGCTGGTCATGTCTCGTTTCGAGTGCCAAAGAATCTCATCTTGCGTACGCTCGGAAACGCCGGCGTTTCGCAAGCGCATTCCGACCGTGTGCCGCAAGTCGTGAACGTGCAGATCGCCCAGCCCTGCAGAGGCTCTGGCGTTCTGCCAGGCCGTGTTGTGCATATCACTGATCGGCAAGTACTTTGGCTTGCTGCCGAGCTTATTTGACACGCGCCTTGACCAGGTAAACACCCGCTCAGGGTGGCGGCCGCGCTGCGCGTCAATGATCTGCTGCCCAAGGCTGTTGCAAAAAAGAAGCCGTTCGGACTTGCGGCCTTTGACGTACTCACGCGGCACCACAAAAACCGAGACTGTCGTCTGTTCAGACAGGGGCACCTGAACTTCCCAGCGCCAACGTAGCTGGCACACGACATTCTTACGGGCACCGCTGTTCAGGCAGAACATGGCCATGTCGACCAGGTGGGTCGGCAGGTGCTGCATCAACAACTTTTGTTCGGCCCATGTGATTGGCTGTGGTGCGCGCTGGTCGCTCAGATCAAGCATCGTTATTTTGGGTGCCGATTCCAGCCAGGTCAGACGATTCTCAGGAAACCGCCATTGGGTCGCCGCCAGGCGAAGGATCCTGCCGACAATCGATAGCGTGTTGTTCAGGGTTTTGTTTTTGATGCCCTGGCGCTTACGCTCGCGAATGAAGCCGGCAAGTGTTTCGTCGCATATATCCTGAAGTGTTAAAGAGCCCAGCCTCTGAACGACCGGCAGTAACAGATAGGCGTCTGTTTCAGCCGATGGCATGTTTTTGGCTTCTTTCTCTTCCAGATAACGGGTTGCTGCGCGCTCGAAGGTGACATCCGGCCTTGCGGCCGGGTTGTCGGAAAACTGCTGGATGCTGAATTGTTCCCGCGTCAGGTAGTCTCTCGCCTGCCTGTGATCCGTAAAGCCACGCTTTCGAATGCGCCTGTTTCGGTACTGACAGTCGACCTGCCATGTGCCGTCCGATTCCTGGTAGATGCCTGTTTGTTTGACTCGTACCATTTCATTTCTCCTGAATTGGCACGCTTACTACCTGCAACCAGTTTATACCGATCCCAAAAATCATCGAGGTCCTGCTTTTCGTAAATTATGGATGTACCGGCGCGCACAGCTTTGTCGCGCAGCTGCGGAATGACAGTTTGCTCAAAGAACCTGCGGCCCACGCCCAGGTAGGCCTGGGCTTCTTTGGTCGTGAATCCGCGCTTGATCATTGGTTGAGACCGTCAGCTGTTGAAATGTATTTTTCCATTGCCAAATCGATTTCGGCGTCGGCAAGTTTGCCAGTTAAAACTCGGTAACTGGCCGGATCGCACGCCCAGTCAACCCGAGTAATGCAAATGTCAACGGATCCATCGCTTTCGGGTTTGGTGGCGTGTCGATATCGCTCTGCATTTTTCTTCCAAGTCTGGACGTCTGGCGATTGCATGGCGGCGCGGTAACCGGCAAGAAATAGTTGCCAGTGCGTGTGCCATGGCCATAAACCGTTATGCATTACCCAGAGATCAAAGGCCTCTTGTTCATGCGGATCGTTCATGCGGAGATCTCCTTTTCAAATGCGCCGATCAGGTTCATAAAGCGTTGAAGGCGCTGGTATTCGGTTGGATCAAGTTTGATGCTGGCCCAGTTTTTGGTCAGGATGATGGCGCCATTGCTGTGCCACAAAAAAGCAAATGGCTGGCCCGGGGAAAGCTCAGACGACTCTTCTGGCTGCGGGCCTGAGCTGGTGGCCGAAGCTGTGGCCCCTGCGTCAACAGCGGGCACGGGATTTCGGTCAGACTTTTTGTGATTGATGCGTCGGGGCGTTCCCGCATCGATATCGACGCCTGCAGGCGTTTGCGCCTGGCTGGCGACTGGCGGCCGCACAGCCGCTCTGGCCAGCAGACCTTGCCGAGGCTGCAGGTTAGGCTTGGCCCGCTCTGCGGGTTGTGGCTGCGCCCGTTCCTGATGAATTGGCTCGTCGTCGTCACGCGGCAAGGGCGTGCCGTCACCAAGGGCGAAGTGGTACAGACCGTTGATTTTTTTCTTTCTCAGCAGGCCGTGATCGATCGACTTGTTCAGTGCCGTGATGACTGCCGAAGAAGGCTGATCCATGGCGGCCGATAGCGGGCCGCTGGCGATCCATTTGCCCTCTGGCAAAGTTTTCAGGTATTGGATGACACGCCAGGCCAACGTAGCTGGGTGTGGGGTGTAGTCTTTGTTAGTCATGGTTCACCTGGTGCAATTCGGTTGACTGGTGTCACTCATCAAAGGGCACAGACTTTTCTTTTAGGCACTTTGTGCACTGAACGGTTTTGGTGCCGTTCCAGGCAATGCCTAGTGTTTTCCATTGTTGGTGCCGGCAGAACAGGCGCTGGATAAGCACCAGAATGATCAGAAGGACCCAAACGGAAAAGCCGATGAGCGGCAGCAGTATCCCGATGAGCAAGGCGGTATGAAGTTCCATGGTCAGGCCTCTTTAAATTGGTTGATCTTACGGGCCGGCTCCTGGCCGATCAGGGCCGCTTGCCAGGCGGTGTCGTCGTGCTTTGACCACATAGGGTCGCCAGGCCGGTAGCCGGCAATGACCTTGCCCAGCGTAATAAGTGCTTGGGCAGCGGTAATGGTGACCTTGGGCACGGCAGGGTCGATGCCTGCCCACAGTGGCGGTTTGTCGATCGCCTGCAAGGCGATGTCGACGCTCAGGCCGTGGCCTTCGGGCATTCTGGCCAGTTGTCCGGCCAGCATGCGCAGCTGGGCGGCTTGCAGTTCATTGTGCACCAGGCTGGCGTGATGCTCTTTGAGCAGCTTCTCGATTTTGTGCTCGAACTCGGCAAAGGACATCAGACGATCCTTTTGCCCTTTGCTCAGGCTGTCACAGTAGGCGTGCATGGCGCTCATGATGTCGCGCTTTCGGTTCATATTCACGGGTCGACCTCTTTGGGTAAGGTGTGGGTTGAAGGGCTGGCAGCGGTGCGAAGAGATAGACCTGCATCGCACATTAAGTGATTGGTTCTGTGTTTACTGGTCGCCCGCCTGGTCGAGCAGGTCAGGCTGGTACGGAATGCCGAGTTCGCCGGCAGCTTTTCCGATCATTCGATCAAGCAACTGGCGATCTTTGCTTGAGGCCAGTGCTGTCTTCGTTCTTAGAAGAGAGTTCACCAACATGTATTGGCGGCGCGTAGCGTCTTGCGCCCGAGCATGATTCAGGTTGAAGGCTGCGCCCAGCTGTTCGTAGTCATGCAGGGCGTCTGCCCACTCTTCAAGTTTTTGCTCCAGGAATTCCGCTGATGACTCGTTACCATTAACGCGCACTCGCTCCGGATTGATAGACATCAGATAAGCGGCAACGCGCGAAATTAGAATGCAGGTTTCCTCTCTTTTTTGACCACCTGCACCCCCCTTAAGTAGGGTGCAGACCCCCAAAAATCTGACCAGATAAGGGTTGCCAGTCACTTTTTTTCGCTGCTGTTCCCAGCGCAGGCCAAATAATTCAACGATGGGCTTAAGCGGTGTACAGTCTTCGCCCTTGTTGTTTTTGACCACATCCAGTTGCATGCCTGCGTAGTTGATCGAAATGGTAAGTCGATTGTTTTCGTTCATTGGTAAAGCTCCTTTTCGCTGGTTTTCTGCCTTACCCGGTTAGTCGTCGTCACCGCTTGCGCGGCGTTTTATGTCGGGCTGGGCGCTGTTTTTGCCGGGCAGCGGGCTGATGTATAGGGTGTTGCCCTGGGCGTGCAGGTTGTAGCGCCGATGCGGGTCGGCCTGGTTGGCTTGTGCCAGGTTAAGCAGGCAGGTGGCGATGGCCGGATTCTGCATGGCCTGTTCCAGGGTGCCGCGAAGGCGCGCCTGGCGATGCGCTTGCTGCAGCTCATGCCAGGTGGCCTTTCCCTGACGGCGGGCTGCCGGGACGATGATTTTTTCTGTATCGCTCATTTGGCTGTGACTCCCTTCTCAAAGACCCAGCAACGCTCCGATGTGCTGATGTTTTTTAGTTCGCGGGCCTTGATGGCGCTGTTGACGACTTTCTGGCCCATGTAGCGATGGCGCTTGCTGGTTTTGAGCAAGGCCTTGAGTTCGCGCAGCGGTGGCATTTGTTGTTTGTGCTCGATGGCCACCTGCAGCACGTGGTTCAGGTTCAGGGCGATTTCCTGCGGGCTGCGGGCGTGGTTAAGCGTGGGCTTTTCTTCGTCACCGTTCAGGTAGTAGTACATGTCCCAGAACTCTTGCACCATGGGGTGATCGGAGTCGATGGCTTGCTCGCGCTGCTTGGCCATGGCCAGGATTTGCAGCCGCAGTTGCTGGTGCTGTTCGTCGCTGAGGCGAACGACCAGGCGCAGCGCGTCGGCCAGCGCCAGCAGCTGGCCATGGCATTTGGCGATACGTACGGTGCGGATCTCGGGATCTTGCAGCAGCTGGCGCTCGTACATGGGCGCTTTTTCGTCGACCAGTTCTAGTATCTGGGCCTCACGCAAGGTGGCCGCCAGAATGAAGCCCGAAACCGTATCCATGGGCATGCGTTCGAGCAGCTTGGCTGCCTCGGCGGTGTCGCGGCTTTGTGTGGAACGGTCAAAGTACAGATGCACGATACGCGTCATGACCGCATCGGAGGCCGAAACAGGGTTGTTCTGGCTGATAACGATAGCCCCGCGAAAGGGCGGCTCGTAGGTTTCGTTGCCGCCGTTGGCTACGCCACGGCTGCGCACGCTGCGCCCGTTATAAGCGGTTTTCAGCTCGTCCCAGTCAAAGGCGCGCACCTTGGGGTTGTTCTCGCCGGTTTGCTCACGGTCTGACTCGATCAGTACGACCGGCATGCCCGAGACCTGGGCAAAGTTGCGCGCCCGGGCTGCGGCCGTGGATTTTGACGGGTCAAAGCCTTCGTAGTCTTGCCGACCGAACAGCTTCCACATGAATTCGATCAGCGTGGTTTTGCCTGACCCGGCCTCCCCTACGATCTCAAGGAAAGGGAACGATTTCTGGCTGGCGCGGATCTGCTCGGCAAACAGGCTGCCAAACCAGAACGTGAGCGCGGCCAGCCCTTTAGCACCAAAGGCACTGGCCATCGGTTCGATCCAGCCACGGTCGTATTCGGTGCGATCGTCGTTGATCTGCAGGTTGACCGACTGGCTGAGCGTCTTGACCGAGAGCTTGCCCATGTCGAAATAGTCTTCGTCGTTGATCTTGTGCACCTTGCCCTTGGCCACCGCGAGCTTGCCCAGGATGTAGCAGCCGTACTCGCGGCTGTAGCCGGTGTAGTCGACGGTTTCGACCTGTTTGATGGCGTACAGCTGGCGCTCCAGGGCGCGATCAAGGTGCATGTTCGAGCCCGAATACATGGCCCCAGGCGCGATGGCCAGCAGGCGTTTTTTGAATTCCGAGGCGCTGGACAGCTGCGCGCTGGTGAAGGTGTTCTTGACGGCGCCGCCGTCGTGGGGGAATTCCACCCGGAAGTAGTACCAGGACTCGTCGGTAATGCGGTTGGCCTGGTAGTACAACGGGTAAGGGTGGCAGTTGGCGATTTGCCGGATGCCGCCCGATTCTTGCATGGCCTGCTCGCGCAGCTGCTCGGGATCCATGTCGGGGTGCTCTTCGGCGATGCGGTCAAGCGCCCGGTGATAGGCATCGACGTTCAGGCTGAACCAGTACAGCCGACGGCCGAACTCAAATTCAAATTCGCTGCGTTTGGGGTTGTGGCCATACATGAGCATGGCTTTCTCGGTGGCCGTCTGGGCCATGAGCAGCGCACCGTTATACAGATAGTCTTTCAGGCCTTCGGTGCCTAGCCTGTGCTTGGTGGCGTCGGGCTCGGACCGATCGAGCATGTGCAGGTCGTTCCAGTCTTGCTTGCGCTGACCCTGCTGGCCAATGAACGCGGCCTTGGCTGGCCAGCCGTCGGTGCGGGCGCGTGTAACGTGCTTGCGCATGTAGTCGCGCCCTGCTTTGTCGCCGTCGTATGCAAAAACGAGTTTGACCGGGTTGCCGCCGCGTTCTTCGAGCAGCTTGGCCAAGGCCTCGTGCGGGTAGTTGCTGCAGCTGATGTTGGCCGCCGCTGCCACACCGTGGTGCCACAGCGCGATGGCATCAAAGATGCCTTCGACCAGCCACAGCTCTTCGGTCTGCGTCAGATCCAGGCCAGGCGGCGTCCACCACTGGCCACGAAAGGTGCCCCCGCGCTGGATGTGCGCTTTCATCTTGCCAAAGCGCTCGGGCTGGTCGATCAAGCGCTCCCACCAGGTGTTGGCCACTTTGAAGCGCACGGTGGCCGAACCGATCTGGCGTGCCGGGTCGAAAAAGTTCTCTTGGGTGTAGGCCCCGCGCAGGCGGGCGATGTCAAAGCCCCGGCCGATGGCCAGATAGGCATCGGCAGCGGCGTTGGGGTTGGTGGTTTGTTCGGTGGCGTAGCGCTTGGACCAGTTTTCAAACAGGTCGGGGTACAGCTCTTTAACGTGGGCCTCGTAGCCGCAGTTATTCAAGCGACCACATTTGACCACCCAGGGCGATTCGGCATGCGTCCAGAGCTCTTTCTTGCGGCACGATGGGCAGATGCCCCCGCGCAGGTAGCCGGCGCGTTCCTTGAACTCGAATTCGGTCAGGCGGTCGCTGAGCTCTTTCAAAAGGGCGTCATTCATGCTCATGCCTGCCCCCGTTGATCTGGGCCAGGTACAGCGCCTCGGCTTGTTCCTGGGCGGCTTTGACGCGGGCAGCCTGGTTGGCCAGCACGATGCCCAGGCTTTCGAGCCTGATGCCGTCTGCGGCCGCGCTCTGGCCGCCGGCATTGGCCAGTTCGGCAATCAGGCGCAGTTCGTGGTGAAGGGTGTAAAGGTTCTGTTCGAGCGTGTGCAGCTCGTGCGCGAGCGCGCTGGGGTGTTTACCAGTCATGACTGACTCCTTTTGTCGTGGTAGGAGTCCACCGCCTCGCTGCTAAACGGGGTGGGCGGACACATGCGGGTTAGCAGACCGGGACAAAGGAACCGGCAGGGGCTTGCGCCCCTCCCGCACGGCCCGCCCATAGAGGGTGCCATGCTGCTGCGCACAGACGAAAAGAAAGCCGCGTGAACGGGATTTTGGCGGCTGTGCGCCTTTGTCATCCGGGCTGCTAAACCCGTGCGCTGGTTGTTTGCCAGCACAGGGGAAGTATAGCCCGGATGTAGCGGTTGGTGAAGGGTGTGATGCACGGGTCAAGCCTCCAGTGGCAGTTCCGTCTGGCCAGACAGCGGCACAGGCACACCCATTTCTGCATAGATTTGGTGTATCAGTGTGGTTAGCGAGGCCCGCTCGCGCGGGCAGCTCGTATGGCCGCGCATCTTGCTCAGCGCCAGCAGATCATGAAGCGTTGATTTTTTGACGGCGGCACCCTTGGTTTCGTAGTCGTGCAGGGCATCGGCCCATTCCTTGATCTTGACGACCAGACGATCTGCGGCGT